CATATTTGGATATGAGGGGCTATACATGTATGTATTTGAAGAGCTCAAGAAACATTTCGCTGATATGGATGCAATTCAAGAATCTAAACACACTTATGATAATATGACGATGTGTTTTGATTGTCGAAGTTTGTTCTGTCCGAATCCGAATAATTGCTTGCCTGTGCCACTCACAGTGCAAGGTCCCTCCATTTACCCGAAATGGTTCAGTGGAGTTAAGACTTTCTTGAGTACACGCGGCTTATTGTATTTGGCGTCAATTTTGATGTTCTTCATTCTTCTCGCTATACATGCCGTTCTTAGTCTCTTCTTTTGGCTTTTTACCGCAATATGTGGTTCCCCTGGAAATTTGTTATCTATGTTCCTTCGACGTTGGAAATATAGATGTCTCAGATGGAAATTCTATGTTGATAAAATCAGTATTCTTATGCTCGCTCAGCGTCTTAAAATTCATGTTTATGGTTTTCGGAAGGCTTACGCTCTTGCTGCTATCCTTACTACTCTTGTCGCTATACGTGCGGCCTATAAGAGATGGCACAGCAGCTATAGGGTTCTTGTTCAAGGACAATATGTCTCAACACCAACCCCTGCCCCTGAAGTCCAGAAGAATGTTTATTATAACGCTGACACAGATATTGCAAATTGTGAGATGGATAGAAAGTCCATCTCCATGGCATCTCTGTCAACGGAACAAATTGAGAAAACTTTTGCCAAAAATGTTGCTCAGATGCGCTTATACACTACGGATGGTCAGACTATTGACGGTCAAGCCATTGCTGTGTGTGGCCAATTGTGGATCACAAATGAGCACTATTTTCGTAGTGAGATTTCTCATATAGAGATAATTAGAAACGCCTCTAACGGACTTGTGTATGGTAAAAAGGTTCCTTTTGCCTTAAACCATTACTCAAGTATACCAGCTAAAGATATAGCTATGTTCGTGATACCGGATTTACCTCCAGCCCGCGATATACGACCTTATCTTGTACCTTTAGGTATTGTTGGTCCGCTAACTGCCCACATGATTACTAAGAGCTCAATGAGTTCGTATATTACGCGCTCTATTGGTGGCTCCTATTTACGTGACATGCTTTTGTCGGATAATGGCATGAATGGCACGTATAATATGTGGTTTGGTAAATTAGTAGGTGACCAACTCACCAAGAATGGTGATTGTGGTTCACTTGTTTGGACTAAAACTGCTGGTGGTGTTTTTGTTATCGGAATGCACACTGCATTGGGTTCTAATAGAGAGATGGTTTCAACACCTCTTCTGAAGAAAGATGTTGATATTCTTGTCTCCCATTTTGACTCAATGTATACCATACAAGGTGGCGTACTTGAT